ATTACTCAGCCGATACCCGTGGGTTGGCCGAGTAGCTATGACCGCCACGCCCTGGCGCATGGACAATGGTGTGATCCACGGCGAGGGCAAGCAATTTTGGTTTGACACACTAGCCTATAGCTACACTGTACAACGTGCCGTAGCGGATGGATGGCTGTGCCCGCTGGTGGGTGTCGAGACTGCCGTCCAGCTTGATGTGCAGAAGATTGCCATTAAAGGTGACTTTATACAGTCGCAAGTTGCAGCCGCTCAAACTGAGACATGGCTAAAATCTGTAGCTAGATCAATGCTGAAGTTGGCTGAAAAGCGCCAGCATATTGGAGTTTATTGCCCCACGGTTAAAGCCGTGAATAAAACAGCCGAGATCATTCGAGAAGTCACCGAATGGTCTGTGTCTGTGTTGCATTCGGGCATGTCATCTGATGAACGCCAAGCGGCCCTAAGTGATTTTATGTCAGGTGCCGTGCGAGTGCTCTGCTCGGTGGACATGATCACGACGGGCTTCGACTTTCCGGCGATGGATTGCATCGTTTGCCTGCGCCCCACGCTATCGTCGTCATTGTGGGTCCAAATCCAGGGGCGCGGTACACGGCTGCATCCTGACAAAAAAAACTGCCTTATATTGGACTACGCAGGCAACCTGATCCGCCTGGGTGGTGTGGACATGTACGAGAATTTTTACCGCGAGAAAGGGCTTGAGGTGGTGTACACCGCTGGGCCCTACTCATCGACAGATGCCCCGAAAGATGCCCCGACAGAGCAAAAAATTTATTCCGGGGTTAACACGCTGTTAGCGATTGACCCGATGACCGGCCAAGCGGTTCTAACCGAATCAATCGTTAAGGTCGATGTACAGAGCGTTAGCGCGGTGGCAATCACCCCAAAAGGCAAGAATGTGGCGGTCTTGCTTGTGCATTATGCCTGCACCACCACTGAGGGGGTGTCGATAAAGGCGAGCAGTTTTATCGACACTGAGAATCCGACTTACAAAACGCATCAGTTTTTTTTCAACCGTGGCCTTGCCGTCGCCCTGCCATCTTCGGCAAAGTCGCTGTCCTGGCAAATCAAAGGCGCACAGATGCCCGATACGGTAGTGGTTAGAAAAAAAGGCCAATACTGGAATGTGATTGAGGAACATTTTTGATGGCAAAACCTCCCTCACACATCTGGGTTGTCGAGGATCAGCCGAAGCCGGTTGACTACGCCCTGGCTTATGCGCGCCTGGGCTGGCACGTCCTGCCGGTGTGGTCTGTCGACGCCCACGGCCAGTGCCGGTGCGGTCGTCCACATGGTGAGAAGGGCCACACGCCCGGCAAGCACCCTCAGAGCAATCTGGTTCCGCACGGGCATCAGGATGCCAGCGCCGACGAGCAGGTGATCCGAGACTGGTGGGCTGTCGACCCGGATGCGGGCATCGGCATCAGCCTCGCCGCGTCGGGCTTGCTGGCACTCGACATTGACCCGCGCAATGACGGGCGCGACACGCTGGCACAGATCGAGGCCGAGCATGGCGTCCTGCACTCCGATTGCGTGGCGATCACGCAGGGTGGTGGCGAGCATCGGGTGTTTGCCGCCGATCCTGAGATGTCGTACCCGGGCACGCTGGGTGACGGCCTCGACCTCAAACACCACGGCTACATCTGCGTGGCCCCCACGCTTGGCACTAGCGGCGATTATCGATGGGCCCAGGGTCGGTCGCCCATCAGCAAATCAAACCCGGCAAAGCCCGCACCCCTACCTAATTACATCTCGAGCAGGGGCCGGTCAGCCGTCGATTACAGCCTCGTTGAGCGCAACGGCGCACCTGTCGCCACCGCCCAAACATTTGACGACCTGCGTTCCGCCCTCAAGCACATTGATGCAGATGAGTATGAAACATGGGTAAACGTCGGGTTGGCGCTCAAACCTTACGGGGAAAATGGCTACACGATTTGGACTGAGTGGTCAGCGAAGTCAGAAAAATTTGACGCGGCTGCCCAGCGCCGGAAATGGGATCGAGACATCGACCGGCCACATTCGATCACCTATCGCTCGATATTTCGCATGGCCATCGACAATGGCTGGCAAGGCAACAACGACAAGCCCACGGCACCCGACGCCAAGATCGAGAAAGGCGAGCACCCACTCAGCCTGAGCCGCGCCGAGCCTCAGTCAGGCGCGAGCAAGGTTTTTGTTTTTGAATATATTTTCGATGACTACATGAGCGTGGGGGTGAATGTCATTGCCGGTGCCCCCGGTGTCGGCAAGACCACGCTGATTGTGCCGCTGGCCCTGACCGCCGCGCACATCTGCCCGCCAGACTACGCACTAAAGCCCTCGATCCGGCGCAACGTGATCATCGTCACTGAGTCCGTCGTGCAGGTGCAGCGCGTTATCTACTCGGTACACAATTGGGGATATGTCGGTAACGACGCCCAGGTGTTTGAAAACCGCATCAAGATCATTCATGCCAAGCGCCTGGACCCGAAAATCGTGGCGCAGGTGGCTGAGGAATATCGGGGATGGACCGTCGAGAATGAAAAAGCGGATGGATCGTTTTATTCTGCGCTGCCGCTGGTGGTGTTTGATACAGCGAATGCGGTTTTTGATCTGGAGAACGAAAATGACAACGCCGAGGTGGGTAAGGCCATGGCGCACGTTAAAGAGTCTTTTGTCGATTTCCCGTTGATCATTATCACGCACACGGCGAAGGCCCTGGGTTCGCTCGAGTCAGATTTCCTGAGCCCGCGCGGTGCATCTGCATGGACCGGCGACGCTCAGGGCGTCTATCTGGTGTTCCGCGATGGTGAGACGAATGACGCCCCGCGCGTGCTCAAGGCGACGAAGGTCCGGTTCCCGACAGCGTTCGACGAACTGTCTTTTGATCTGATCAGCAATTCCGAAACTCACAAAGACATTTTAGGCTATGACAAGGAAATCTGGTTCTCGCACTCAGTTGCTCGGCCCCTGAAAGCCGGTGAGCGCAGCCAGTTGAAGGAAGGCCTGAAACAGAAACGCGAGGATGATCAGGTGTCCGCTCTCTGCGCTGAGATGTTGAATTTGATCCGCAACAACGAAAACCAACCACGAAGTTTCTATGAACGTATGTCCGTCTCGCAGGGTGGTGTGAAAGGCTCAAGAGACAAAAAGACGCAGACAATTGACACGTTGCTGGAGAAAGGCGCGATTGAGATTGTTGAGCTTGATACCCCTAAGGGGCGGCAAACTCATTATATCCGCATTGCCGAACCAAAGCCGACCGACGACGAAAACAAATATAACCTGTGAGGTAATATGATAATTAACGGAAAATCATTGCTGCGGTGTTGTCCGCTGACACCGATGGTCGACAGCAAGCGGCGCGAGCATGGCGTCAGCTATGGCTTGAGTGAGGCGGGGTATGATGTCCGCATCAAGCAAGAGGTGCGGCTGAACCCTCAGAACAAGTTCGTTTTGGCATCAACGATAGAGCGGTTTGAGATGCCGAACCATTTGGTCGGCGTTGTGCATGACAAATCCACCTGGGCCCGGCAGGGTCTCAGCGTGTTCAACACCGTGATCGAACCAACCTGGGAGGGCTACCTGACCCTCGAGTTGGTCTACCATGGCAATGGTGAGCTTCTGATCCCGGCAGGCGCTGGCATCGCCCAGGTGCTGTTTTACAGCTTGTTGCAAGAAGCAAGCTACGCTGACGGGAAATACCAAAATCAACCGGATGAGCCGGTTGGTGCGAAATTCGTTTAGAAAGGCATACCCATGACAACCCAGATCACCATGATTAAAGACCTGAAGAAAAGCTGCGGAGACTGCTCGGCATGCTGCTCTGGCGCGCTGAGTGGGCAGGCCCACGGTCATTTTTTCTTCAAGGGTCGGCCCTGCTTTTTCCTCAAAAACAGCGGGTGCTCGATCTATGAGGACCGGCCCGAGAACCCCTGCGTCACTTACAAGTGCGGCTATCTGACGGAGGCGTTCTTTCCTGAGTGGATGCGGCCCGATCAGTGCGGGTTCATCGCTACCGCCCGTGTGCATCGCTATATGGAGAAGGTGAAGGATGGCGACACAGAGCACGACGTCGAGCGTATGATCCCCTACATGCAACTGATCGAGTATCAGGGCCCGACGTACGCTAAGGCGCTTTGGTGGTTCATTGAGAAGCATCTGGAGGGGTCGATCCCCAACCTGCTGATTGAAATTGATGGCGGGTATCAGCGCATGGGCAGCATGGACTTCCTGCGGGCCAAGCTCTAGCCTGTAGACCGCAATGGATAACTGAGAATGACGACGTGGGTTTTTGACACTGAGACGATGCCGAACCGCACCCTAATCTGCGCCAAAAACGTGGATACGGGTGCGTGGTTCGACCTGTGGCGGCATGAGCCGAACGCCCCGGATCGGCTAACGCAATTCATCGGTCAGCCGAAAGCGACATTTGTCGGGTTTAATTCCAAGTCGTTCGACAGTCTGATCGTCTCGGCATTCTGCGCCGGGCGCACAGAACTCGAGATCAAGCGCATTGCGGATGACATTATCAACAACAATGTGCCGCCCTGGATAGCGATGCGTAAGTTCGCGTTGGAGGACGTGTTTGCCGATCACATCGACCTGATCGAGGTGGCACCCTCGTTCGTGGGCCTCAAAGCCTACGGGGCCCGCATGCACATGCCGCGCCTGCAAGAGATGCCCTTGGCACATGACGCATTCCTTGAGCCGGATCAGGAGGCGCTGCTGCTGGAGTATTGCCACAACGACGTGGAAACGACGGTGGAGCTTCTCAACCAGCTTGAGAAGGAGGTCGTCCTCCGGGTGGAGATGAGCCGCCGCTACGGCGTCGACATGCGGAGCAAGTCTGATGCTCAGATGGCCGAGCAGGTCTACATCACGACGATGGGCCTGCAACGCGCAAAGAACGACATCCCAACACACGTTGTGTATACAGCCCCCAAGTTCCTGCGGTTCAAAGATGCCGGGCTTCAGCACATTCTGAACAGCGTCGATGGCCGTCAATTTGAGGTCAACCCCGAAACCGGTTACGTCAAACTGCCTGACTTCCTGGGCGATGCGTCGGTGAAGTTTGGCACAGGCGAGTATCAACTCGGGGTCGGTGGTATCCACAGCGTGCATGACCGCAAGGTATGCCACATTGCGGGCGACGACGTGATCTGCGACATCGACGCCGCCAGCTTCTACCCGAGCATCATCCTCGAGTGCGGCTTTGTGCCGGAGAACCTGGGGCAGCGGTTCATCGAGGAGTATCGGACGATCTACGACCGGCGGCTGGAGGCCAAGCGGGCCGGTGACAAGGTGACCGACGGCACGTTGAAGATTTCTCTCAACGGCACATTCGGCAAACTGGCCAGCCGCTATTCGGTGCTCTACTCGCCCGATCTGATGCTGGCAGTGACGCTGACCGGGCAATTGACGCTGTTGATGCTGATCGAGTGGCTGGAGGCTGTTGGTGCTACCACGCTCAGCGCCAACACTGACGGCATTGCCATCCGCTACCCAAAAAATCTTGACCCGGCTATTCAGCAGGCGGTTGCAAAATTTGGCGAGACCTCTAAATTCAGCTTTGAGTTCACGTCTTACCGCGTGCTCGCCATGAAAGATGTCAATAACTACATAGCTGTAAAACCGGATAGATCGTTGAAAACCAAAGGCATTTACGCCCCGTTATCGCTGAAGAAGAACCCCACCGCTCAGGTGTGCGCCGATGCGGCTGGGCAGTGGCTGGCCAAGGGTGTGTCGTTCCTCGAGACAATCAAGGCGGCCCCGTTCTGCGATTTCATCTCTGCTCGCAACGTGACGGGTGGCGGCGAGCAGATGGGCAAATACCTGGGCAAGGTGGTTCGCTGGTATCAGTCGAATGACCCAGCCCTCGAGCCGATCCGGTACAAAACGAACGGCAATAAAGTACCTAAGACCGACGGTGCCCGAGCCTGCATGGAATTGCCCGACAAGGTTGAGCACCCGCCGGACTTGGATTACGAGTGGTATCACAGGGAGGCCATCAAGATTGCGGTGGCCCTGGGATGTACGAATTACCTGACACCCGACGACATAACTCTGATAACGCCACCCCCTAAGATCAGGAAGATCAAAAATGGAAAACCCAAACAGTAAGACGGTCTTTGTGATTCAGGCCGACAAAAACAAAGATTTCTCAGATGCTCGTCGTTTTGGGAATTTGCGAGCGGTGTTTAACAACCCGCGCAAGCCCTACGATACGAGTGCGATGATAGACCGCGCAAAGCGAGTGCTCCGAGATTGGAAGCCGGGTGACTACCTGCTGATGATCGGAGACCCGACGCTATGCGCTGTCTGTATGACCCTGGTCACCGAAGAGTATGATCAGGTGAACGTGCTTAGCTGGGACCGCGAGACGTTCCAATATCTGAAACAGGAATGGGATTTCCGCCAGTTGAGCTTTGACTTTGGCGAAACCGAAAACTGACAACGAAAGGATAACACAATGAGTGATTGGACAAGCAACCTGCGGAAGGGCAAGCAATCTGTGCCGCCGCGTATTGTCATCTATGGCGGCCACGGCATCGGCAAGAGCACGCTCGCCAGCCAGTTTCCCAGGCCGATTTTTATCAGCACGGAAGACGGTCTCGACAGCCTCGATGTGACCAGCTTTCCCAAAGCCACGCACATCAAGGACGTGGTTGAGAGCATCAAGACGCTGATCAAAGAGGATCACGATTTTCAGACCGTGGTGATCGACTCCGTCGATTGGCTGGTAGAGCCCCTCATCGTCAGCAACGTCGAGGCCACGCACGAGGCCAAGGATTTGGCATACGGCAAGGGTCAGATGATGGTCGCCGAAGAGTTCCGCGAAATCCTTCAGGGCCTTGATGTGCTGCGCCTGAAGAGAAACATGAACGTGGTGCTGATCGCCCATGCCACGGTGGTGCGGTTTGAAGACCCGCGCACTGAGCCGTATGACCGCTATCAGCCGAAGCTGCCGAACCGCTGCAATGCGCTGTTGCAAGAGTGGGCTGACGTGATTGCGTTTGCCGCATTCAAGGTGATCATCCGCAAGAGCGATACAGGCTTCAATAAGGAAAAGACGCGCGGCGTCACGACCGGCGAGCGCCTCCTGCATTTTGTCGAGAACCCCGCCTATGCGGCTAAGAACCGCTATGCCTGTCCCGACGAAATCGAGATGACGATTGAGAATCTCGGAAAAGTTATCCCCATCGCAAACTGAGAAAGGAATACGACAATGGCTAAGTTTGGATTTGACGTTACCGAGGTCGAACCGTCCGCCCCCCGGGGTGATTATGAACCGATACCGGCAGGTAATTATATCCTTAAGGCCCTCGAGGCTGATGAGAAGAAAACCGCAAGCGGCGGCACCATGATCACCGTAAAGTTTGAGGTGGTTAAGGGCGAGCATGTCGGTCGCCTGCTCTGGCAGAATTTTAACACTGTGAACAACAGCCCTACCGCCCAAAGCATTGGGCGTGGGCAGATTGTGGCCTGGGCGCATGCTTGCGGTAAGCCGAATGCCGATGACACTGACAAGCTGCTCGGCAAGCCGTTTGCTGCGTCGGTGGACATCGACCCAGCAAAGAACGGTTACAAGGCCAGCAACAAGATCAAGGCGTTCCTGGCCCAGCAGGACGATGGCGAGGCCCCTGCGAAGAAGGCCCCGCCTGCACCCAAGCCTGCCACCAAGTCTGCCCCAGCAGGCAACGCAAACCCCTGGGATTGATCCATGGTAGCCATCCCGCCCCCTCCTGAGCAGCAGATCGTAAACCGCATCTATGCGGCAATTGAGAAGGAAAAGGTCAACCCTGACCTGTACCTGGGGCGGCTTGGTTCCTCTTTCATAGGCGAGGAGTGCCTCCGTCAAATCTGGCTCGAGTGGCGAGGTTTCGCCCGTGGCCAGTTTGAAGGGCGCATGCTTCGCCTGTTTGAGACGGGGCACTTGCAAGAGGAGCGGATCGTGGCCGATCTGCGCCGGGCAGGGTTTGCCGTCTGGGACAAGCGCGAGGATGGTCGACAGTTTGAGTTTGTCGACCAGACCGGGCATTTCATCACAAAGGTCGACGGTGTGGTGAAAAACGTCCCAGAGAGCGATGAGCCGCACCTGCTGGAGATTAAGACCCACAACAGGAAGAGCTTCGACAGCCTGCTGAAGAAGGGCGTGCAAGGCGCGAAGCCGCTGCATTACGCCCAGGTGCAGATCAGCATGGCGCTGGGTGGATTCACCCGGGCGCTGTATGTGGCCCTCTGCAAGGACGACGAGCAGTTTTATGTCGAGCGCGTCGAGGAAGACAAAGCCTTCCAGGCGAAACTGCAAACCAAGATCACCAAGCTGGTTGAGGCTCAGTTGCGCCCGGCAGGCATCAGCGACGATGCGTCGTCCTTTGGCTGCAAGTTTTGCAGCATGAAGGCGGTCTGCACCAAGGAAACCCCGCCCCTACATCACTGCCGCACCTGCGCCATGTGCTCGGCAGGTGCCGAAGGCAAATGGGTTTGCAATTTGAACAGCTTCACCCTGACCCTGGATGAACAACGCCAGGGCTGTGAACATCACGAGGCTCTATGATGCTGACAATTGGAATTGATCCGGGCCTAACCGGTGCCGTGGGCGTGCTCGAAAACGGCGAGTTTCTAGCCGTCTTTGACATGCCCACGGTGTCGAAAGGCTCCGGCAGTGTGAAGAATGAGGTGGACCCGGCGGGCCTCGCCGCAATTCTTCGTGACTATCATGCGCTATGCGTGATCGAGCGAGTCAACGCGATGCCCAAGCAAGGCTCCTCATCGACATTCAGCCTGGGCGACAGTTTTGGAGCCGCCCGGGCGGTTGTGGCTACAATGGGCATCAGCCTGACTTACGTCACGCCAACGGCCTGGAAGAAGCATTTCAAGCTGCCGTCAGACAAAGAGATGAGCCGTGCCCTGGCGATCCGCATGTTCCCTTCAGCACCCCTCAATCTGAAGAAACACGCGGATCGCGCCGAAGCCCTGTTGATGGCGCGGTGGCTCTACGAGACGCAGCGGTAAGCCTTACTGCGGAAGGCGCGTTGCCATCACGTTTACGTTGATGGGTTCAGGCTGGCGGTTGGATACGTTTTCCAATGCCCGGATAGCTGCAGCCACGCTTGTTGGATTGTTTGACGCCAGCATTTCCGTGATCCGAACGGCGCGAGCCTCATCCAACTGTCCGTTTTGAACGGCCTGCGTAACCAACCTTGTGAGCGATTGGTCAAACCCTCCGATTGCCGCAGAACTGTTACGAGACGTTTGATTGGCCCGATGAAACAATTGCGCTTCTCGATTGAGGGTGGCTGTGAACAGGTCGGCATAAGCGGGCGTTTCAAAAATTGCCCCGATGCGATTACGCATTGCCGGTGAATTGATCAGGCTTTGCGTGCTCGCCAAACTGGCCGCCGGATTCATAACAGAGCCGTAGATGTTTTGAACTGAACCGACACCCTGCTGAGGATCGGCGCTCTCCTCTTCAAAAAGTGCGCGACCGGCAGGGCCAGCCAGCCAGCCTTGCAGGCGACGAACAGCCTGATCCTGCTGCCCAGGCAGACGCGCATCTCGCATGAGCGCCGCGAACAGCGTTGGATCAGGATCGGTTACGGCCCGAGAAATCAATCTCGCCGCACGATCAGAAGTTATATTTGTAAAAAAATTATTAAGCGCGCTTGATGCAATTGCCGGAGTTTGAATGTTTCCAGTGCCGGTAACTTGGGAGACTTTACGACCAATTGCCGCACCACCTAGCTGAAGAAGCCTGTTTATCAATCTGTTTTGTGGTTCAACAACAATGCCGCCAATGTCGGGCAAATCACCGCGAGCACGCTCCAGCGCGGTAAACTCCGTTCCAATTTGACGAAGGCGATTAAGTTCTTCAGGGCTAAAAACAGCCTCAAACACCGCGCGCTGTTTAGGACCATTCAGCATTTCAAGAATGGTGCTGCCTCGGAAAACTTCACCATTAAGGCCCGTTTGGCGAGAATTGGCCAAAACATTGTCTACAAAAGCACCCCGGAGGCCAGCCAAAGCCGCCCCGGAACTGTCGCGGGCCGCTGATCGCCTGAGCGATGTGGCAGCTTCAACGGGATTGTCCGCTCTAAATATGCGCGTCACCGCATCGTTAGGGTTGCCTTCCAAGAACCGTGCAATTGCTGTTTCTCGGGGGTTTTCTAAATTGCGAGAAACACCAATTTGGCGAGCTCCGGCACCCCGGGCTCGGGTTTGAGCTTCCAGGGCGTTGGTGACGGTTTCACGAAGTTGAGGATATTGCTCCAAGAGCGCCTCATTGCTCCGCATCCAAGACTCAACCGCTTCAGGTTTTAGACGACCTTCTGCTGTGACCGCACGATCACGCAGGGAACGGGTCAGGTAATCTTGGATGGCGTTTTGAACAACTTCGTTTTGACCCGCCCCGATATTGGTCGGATCAGAAGTTGCGACACGCAAGGCGCTTTCAGCAACACCCCCCTGCACGCCGCCCTGACCGATGAGGCTGGTCAGTGTCATTTCAGCCGGAATCGCAGGTGATCCGCCGCGCGTATCAACAAGCCTTCCCGCCGGGCCTTCAGTAAACGTCTCATTTAGCCGTCGAGAAAAATCACGGGCAAGCGCATACGGGCCGCCGATATCACCCAAGCTATTCATTGTTTTTAAAGTGGCTTTAGCCAAGTCTCCAGCTATACGAGCCTGATTGGGCTGCCCGGCGTCAGACGCACGACGTGCAATATCCAACATTTCCGAACGAAAACCTTGAAGTTCTGAAGGAATTTCAAAGTCTCCAAGAAGTCGTTCCCCTTTCTTATTGGGTGCAAGAAAGCCGCGCGCAAACTCAGGAATATTTTGTTGTTGAGTGCGCGCAGTATCTGCAACAAGTTTATCAAATTCAACAAACAGCGGCCTAGTATCAATTTGCACTTCTTTTGGAATTTCGTTCCAAAGAGTGTTTTCTTGTTTTCGCGCTGCTCTATACGCTTTTTCAAATTCTTCACGAACAACGCGAGAAGCGTCTTCAGCTGTTGACTGAGGCTCCAATGCCGCAACACGTTCACTCGCTTGGGTTCGAGCTTGTTCAACACGGGCTTGAAGGGCAGCATTCAACCGATCACGGCGGTTTTCCAAAAACGCTCGCGTTTGGGTTGGGTCACCACCAAGAGCGCGGGTTTCTTCCAACAAGGTCGCCTGCGCTGCTTCGGCCCGATCACGAAGAGACTTTTCAATTGTCGGATCAGATTTTGCAACAGCGCGCTCCAGCGATAAAAGCAGTGGCTGTTGCGTGCGCTGGGCAGGCGTCAGGTCAGCGATTGTAGAGGTTTCGGCAGCAACGGCTGCCGCTTCGGGATCAGCCGTGAGGCTTTGCAGGCGACCGGGGGCGCGCGTCGGATCGGCTTGCGCTTCCCGCGCCCGACCGACCGCACGAGTAACCAATCCCGTAGGGCCATACCGCAAGAGCATGCCAGCAAGCCCGGGCGAAACACCGCCGACGAGTTCACCGATCATGCCACCATACGGGCTGTCCGGGTTGTACTCTTCCCCAACAAAACGACCGGCCCCGGCACCTGCGCCAGACGCCAATTCACCTGCGACAGTGGAAGCTGGCGCAACAAATTGACCGAAACGACCCGTCGAAGACCCAACCGGCGCTTGCGCGATACGTTGGCCCACACCAGCAACAAGAGGGTTCGCTGAAGATGCTGCCAAACGAGCGGCACCATAGCCGGGCACCAGCATACCCACCGATTCGCCAACGCCGCGCCCGATGTACTCCGCAGGTGTTTCAGGCTGTTGATCGACTCCTGGCACCATTTGGGCTCCAGTAGCCCGACCGAACCTCGACATGCCCGATTCAATGCTTGCTGAACCGCCGAAGGGCCGATCACTGACCGGCATGCCGGTGTATTTCAAAGCGAGGTTGGCCAGATCAACGGGCATGCCAAGCACCGATGCGATGCCACGATTTAGAAATGGAAGCGCGCCCCCGCCGCGCCCGGTTTCTTCGGCGGGCTCCGAAAAACTAGACCAAGGGCCTGTCTCAGCAGGAGGCTGAGGTGCAGCAAAACGTTCCCAGGGACCGGCCATTATTCGCGACTCCAGTTGTTCTGGTCAGACGGATCACCGCCCGTGAAAGTGTAGCCGTCAATTACCTGACCCACTCGCGGAATTTGCGTATTGCGTGCGGTAGGGCGCTGACGGCGCGGAGGTGCAGCCTCTTCACGTTCCTGCGGAACACCAAGCGTAACCAGCAAGTTTCTAATATTGTTAGCCGCCTGCACTGCTTCTCTACGAGTGGTAACAGGAAGAGATGTGTCCCTACCTTCACGCTCTCGATTTGCCAAACTTGAACGCAGTGTTGTGTCAAGGGTTCTAATTCTTGCAACAAGCGTTTGTGGATCAGTTAGAGCGGACGGTTCAATATTAATTTCTTTACGAATGCGCTCTTGTTCTGCAACAGGAAAACGCGGATTATTAATTACAGAACGAATAATATCATTTTGAAAATTTGCAAACGTTTGACGACGTTCTGTAAATTCAGGCGAAACCACGTTAACACCCGCCTGACCCAACACACGCTGCGCGTTTTCAGCCGCAGCCGGGCCAACACCCGTAGTAAATGGCGTTCTAGCCAAGTCATACAGCGATGCCACTGGTCGGGCACCTTCTGTCTCAGCAGGGCGAGCCGTACCGCTGCCAGCGGCAGCAGGAGCGGCAACAGGAGCCGCTGTCGTTGGGGCTGCGGTTGTTGGGGCAGCCGCCGGAAGCCCGGCAAGCGACGCCGCAGGCGCTGTCACGGGCCTCGACTCCCCTGTGATCCGGTTCACAAGTTGTGGCGTTCCGGTAACGGGATCAGGAACGACGCTGTCAACATTATCAACAATTCGAGAAGCCGTTTGGCGATCAACATTGTAAGTAGACATCATGTCATTGATTCGGGTTTCTCGCGCGCTTGGCTGATTACCCCGAAGATAGGCTTCAATCACTTTGCTGTTGATTGCACGACGTTCTGCCGCTTCTTGACCGGCAAGAGTTTGAAGCGATGCCAAATCCTGGCGGGCACCTGTCATCCGCAGTTCCTGAGCCCGCAAGCCCAGGGCGCGGCGATCAGCTTCTTCAGTCCTGCGGCCCTTGGCGTATTCGCTCATTTCCTTGCCGACGAGCGACAGGTTCTCAGCAAACTTGCCCGTTTTGGTGGGAGCACCAAAAGCCGCAGCCAAACGGAAATACATCTCGGCGCGAGATGTGGGGCTGTCGCTACGCTCAGACATTTGCCGAACCGCGTTAGAAAAAGCCTCAGTTTCGCTCCGAGCCGCCTGCTGGGCTTGTGCAAGCTGGGCACCGTAATTTGTGGTCGGGGTGGCATACCGCTGCAAAAGACTTTGTAGGTCCATCGTGCGGTTGTCGGATGCGGCAGGGATCGTTACCCGAGCCGGTGGCGGTGCCGCAGAGCTTGCGCCTTCGGTGGTTACATCACTGCCAGCGCCATCAGCAGGATCAGCCTGACCGGAGCCATCGTTGTACGCCATCGCCATGTCATTGAGGCCGCCCTCGTCAAAACGACGACGCACTGAACCGCCCTTGGCGTAGGCCGACTTTTTGCTCGGGGCCCCGCGATATTTCTGGTTCAGCCGATACAGATCAGATTTCATATCCAGCCTCCTCAGATGCTACCCAAAGCCTTGGCAGTATAGATGCCCGTGGCCAATTGCGACAGCGGCGACGGGCTATAACTGGCACCCGAGGTGCTACCCGTACTCGTCTGCACGGTTGGCACAGAGGGTGCGATACCGCGTATCTGCGTGCTGAGCCAATCCAATTGCTTCTGCGGATACAGCCGATCTTCCTCGGCCTTAGCACGGTCACGGTCAAAAATCCGCTGCACCATGTTTTGCTGAGCGGCACCAGCAGACTCAAGAGCCGCCGCATCCGCCGTTCTGAGGGCCTGATTTTGACGCGCCATCTCGCTGACATTCTGCAACGCCGACATCTGACGCACATAATCCTGGGCCTGGGCGGCTTGTGCCTGCTGCACCGCAGACAAACCATACTGTTGCTGAGCCTGACCGGCAGACGTCTGCATCTGGCCAATGTTGGCAAGAGTTTGCATCTGCTGACCGGTAAGCTGGCCGGATGTCTGACCCAAATTGGTGAGAGCTTGTAACTGCTGACCGGTAAGCTGTCCGGTGGTTTGGCCGAGATTTGCAAAAATATTGGCCTGCTGGCCTGTAAGTTGGCCTGCGGTTTGGCCAACATTGGCGAGGTTTTGCGCTTGCTGAGCAGTAAGCTGACCGGATGTTTGGCCGATATTAGCAAGGCTCTGCGCCTGCTGAGCGGTTAGCTGACCGGAAGACTGACCCATGTTGATAAGATTTTGTGCTTCTTGATTAGTAAGCTGTCCTGCTGACTGACCGAGGTTGGTAAGAGCTTGCATCTGCTGGTTGGTAAGCTGACCATAAGTCTGACCAATGTTAGTCAGATTTTGCATTTGCTGATTTGTAAGCTGGCCGGTGGTCTGACCCAAGTTGGTAAGAGCCTGCAACTGCTGAGCTGTGAGCTGACCCGTGGTCTGGCCCAAGTTGGTAAGAGCTTGCATCTGCTGGCCAGTGAGCTGACCGGCGGTCTGGCCAAGGTTACCGTACTGGGCACCACCCTGAAGAACGCGCGACAAGTCTGCGCCGCTGATGCTGCCCACGGTGCCAGCCAACTGAGCCTGCCGCGCCAGATCGGCTTGGGCGGCGCTGAGAGACTGACCATAACCCTGTTGTGCCGCTTGAGACTGCTCTCTAAGGATGGCCTCCTGCGTGTCTCGCAGGGCGCGAGAACCAAACTCACCCATACGGTTGGAACCGAACTGCCCGGCCTTGATGAAAGCGTCGGAGACCTGCGGCAGCAGGTTCTCGGACAAGTTTCGGGCACCCTGCTTTGCAATGACATCCAGCACGCCCTGCTGATAGGGCGACATATACTGGCCGACCTGTGAGGCCGAAGTCTGACCAGCGGCGGTGAGGTAGGGACTAGCTGCTGTCAGCGCGCGCTCGGCAAGAGATTGGGCAGTAGTGTTCTCGGCCTTGTTCAACAGCGGCTGCGCCGCGCCCACAATGTCCATCGACCCGGCGCGATTAAGGTACGGCTGCGCCGCGCCCACGATGTCCAGGGCACCGGCGCGATCAAGGTATGGCTGGGCTGAACCTATAACATCCAAAGCCGACGCGCGCTGAAGATACGGATCAGCGGCTTTAACGTTGTCAAGGGCGTTGGCTTTGTCAAAATATTTTTGAGCCGCTCCGATGCCACTCTTTGACGCGGCTTGATCAAAATAAAATTTGGCAGCGCCTGCAATATCTTGCGATGCGGCTCGTTCAAGATAAGGCTGCGCCGCCCCTGTAATATTTTGAGATGCGGCTTGACCCAAATAAGGCTGTGCGGCCCCCATGAGATTTTGAGAGGCGGCTTGGCCCATATACGGCTGGGCTGATCCCAAAATATCTTGAGACCCAGCGCGCTGAAGATAAGGCTGGGCGACCCCGGCAATGTCCATCCCGGCGGCTTGGCCATACAATTGCTGGCCAGCGTTAAGGCTTGAACCGACCAAATCTTGCCGAAGATACGGAGCCTGACCGGCTCTAAGCTGATCCGCGGTTCCCCTGCCGGAAAAATCCTTCATGCCCGTGCTGGCAAAAGTCATGTCGGGCTGGTATGCCCCGACGTTCTTGTTTACGAGGTCATACGCCTGCAATTGCTGCGGCGCGAAGCCTGCAAGCCTCTCGCCTTTATATGCTTCATATGGCCGGTTAGCTATATTGGTGGATGTTTGAATTAAATTGTAAATAGCATCTTGCATCCACTTCGGTGTTTCCGAAGTGTTTTGTGCATACGATGTGGCAACTTGCGGCTCGCCCTGAAACAAACTAGCCATCAGGCAACTCCCTTCAAATAGGTAAGCGGCGATTTAGCATCCGGGCTGAATTTACCTCGGGCGAGGGTTTTGCCTTTGTGCTTGCGGATTTCCGCCCGCATTTCATCCAACCGCTTTGCACCAGCCTTGCTTGATCCATCACCAAGCATGGCGACGGTTTCCGCGTCGATAACATACTCGCCATCAGAAAGTTTGGCATCAATTTCATCCGAGCGCCCGGTGCCGCCGCCTCGCACAAAACGAGACATGGCGTTCAAGCCGCCCTGCGCCATTGTCGGGGCCTTGTTGTACTCGCCGCTGCTGACCCGGTTCCAGTTTTGTGCCATGAACTGATCGAGCGTAAGGTTGCTGCTTGCAGCGTCTGCTGAAAGTTTGTCCCAGTCCCACACGATACTCGGGCGGTTGAAATATTCTTGCTGAGTGGGGGATAGGTTTCTGATCGCGCTCTGCACGGCGGGAGGCGCGGTTTTAGACGAACCCATGCCAGACAACGCCGCGAGAGCGGCACCGCCCGCGAGAAGCGGACCCAGCCGACCCAGAGTGCCACTGGATTCACCAGGGGGTTCCGGCGGAATAGTGTTGGAAAGAGGATAGCCCTGTGCATCAAGTGCAACAGGGACCGTGTTGTCCGGGTAAATATCATTAAAAAATTGACTACCCGGCCCAAATTGAGATGCGGGTGCCGGATTTGTAACAGGCGCGCCTAAACCAGAAACTCCTGTGAGTGCTGGCATCGCTGCGGTTGTTGTAGATGCGTCAGCCGTGGGTGCCACACCCGTGGCAATTTGTTGGTTGCCTTCGCCGCCGAAATCATAACTGGCAACCGGGCTGGCAGTGGATGCTGCCGGGGCCGCGCCGTTTGTCGTGTCGGCAGCAGGGGTGCCATCGGGCCGCAAGGCGGCTCCGATGTCCGGCAACGCTGGTAAGTTGTTTCTCATAAACCCACCAGCAAGACCGCCAAGAGCCGAAAGACCACCAGCCTGCAAAGCGTCTGAAGGCGATTGTCCTGCGGTGATAGCGCGGCCAAAACCTCGCGTTGCGTCCGAAACCACTTGGCTTATGGCGGGGTTTTCAATTCCGAGACCACCGAGCCCGCTAATAGTCGAACCGATTGCGCCAGTGACCGCCCCGGTGAGCGGATCGCGGCCTTGTATGGCTGCTGCGCCAGCACCTGCCGCCGCGTTGCCAAGGGCGTTGGCCATACCTTCCGACAGACCCAAATTGAGTCCGCTGTTGATGCCACCGCCCAGAACATCACCAAGTCCTGCGCCAATACCGCCGGTTACCGCCCCCATCAGCGGATTTCCACCAGCGATTGCAGATGAGGCTGCGCCCAAGGCCGCGCCACCCAGAGCAATCGCCCCCGTGCTTGCGGAACCAAGCAACCCGCCAGTGAGGGCACTACCGATAATTCCACCGACACCCGGGATGATAGCGCCGAGAACGATGGGCGCAACCGCCGCCAAAACCTTGCCCCATTTTACTTTTTTAAGCCAGCTTTTGTATTCACGAAGTCCGGTGTTTGGGTTGATCGTACCCGAACCACCCGCACGACGAAGCATGGCGGCTTCGCGCGGGTTGACGTGGGCTAACTCGGTATCACCGCCTCGACCTTGCGCGGCCAATTGCCGGGCAGCAACGGTCAAGCCACCCCGAGCGTAACCCTTTTTAGAAATGCGATCTTGCAAGCCGTAAAAAGCGACGAGCAGGGACACAATATAAACTTGGTCGTACTGCTTGGGCAGCATCTCTTCATCAACCATGTCATCGGCAATGGCCTTTGACCTGATTTCTGCGTACTTATTAGGATTTTTAATAATCTTTTCAAGGGTCTCAATACCCTCATCCAGATCGTCTGGCATGATTGGCATATTGATGACGGCGCGCTCCATGGCGTCCACCGCCTGGGCGAATTTCGGATCGCTTTGAGCGATCTGCATGATTTGTTCGCGCATCGACATGCTATATCACTCCAGAGTTTGGCAGAACCGTTCTGCCCATTCGTGCCAATTGTCAAAAGCGTATGGGATTGGCATGTTTTCTTTAAGGGTCATGTTGTTTATAAACTGCATGGCCCAGTTTTGCCATTGATCTTCGATGTCCAGCCGACCGAATGCCCCGAACGAATCCAGATCAAGCGCAATTTGATCTGCCCAATCCCTAAGCCCCATGCCGGTTGGCAGCGTGACCCTGGGCCTCATCCAAGCACCGTCTTGTCGCCGCTGCTCATGTGGCCGATGATCTGGCCCATCTGGTAATCACCATAGACCGCGTTGCTCTCAAACCGCACGCGAAGCTCCCGGCGCTGTTCCTTCAGCATGACGATCTGCTCAAACGGCATCCCGGCAGTTTCAGGGAACTCAAACTGCGTGCTGTAGACCTCGGGCGCGCGGGCATTCGCTCGACCGGTCACCTGCACCGTCATTGGGCCACTCTGAACAAAGTCAGGCTCAATCGCGGTGATGCGGATATATTCGTTTTTACCCTGCACCAGTTGTGAGATGTCAGCCGTCTCAAAATACGAAAGGATGGGGCGGATGTTCGGGCCGTCATATTCGTCGGTCAGTTGCTCATGCACCCAGACCCGGTATCCCGACCCGGTGTCTTCGACGCCCGTCAGGATCGGGGCGGCAAACGAATTGTTGAACTGCCCGGCAGAGCGGCCATAGTTGGGCAGTTCGGTGTCGTACCAGCAATTTTCGCGCACGTTGTATATCACGGCGTGGGTGCATTCGGTCGCGTCGCCGCGCGGATAGCACCACCAGACTTCACCAAAGCGCGGAACCTTGAAGGCGAAAACCCGGCTGCGCTGGTTTTGGTTCAGGCCATCGAAAAACCAGTTCAAGTTCATCGAGTTGGGCACTTCGCGCACCACACCGTTGAACATCATGAACCGGTCAACGCCGCACCAGAAGAACACGCCGTCATAATCCACAACGCACTGCGGCGACATGATCGAGGTATCAGTGGCGATGATGTCAAACTGGAAGACCGTAGCGCCCCCGGTGAAAGTGGCGCGCAATACGGCGTCAAACGCCCAGAAGATCCCCGCCGGGGCGGTGCCAGAACCGGCACGCAGCGGGAAGCCTTTGATGATCTTCTGGCCCCAGACGCGCGCCAGGCCAGAACCGCTGCCTGTCAGGTTGGTGGGCTCGCCTGGCACCGACCAGCCGATGATGCCGTCCGTGCCGTAATAGAATAAATAGGGGTGCAGGGAAACAATCCCACCCGTCACATTGGCATCCGGCGGCAGGCTGATCGACTTTAAGTCACCTGTTCCGAGCACCTCACCAAAAAAGATTTGACCACCCTCGTCATTGCAGATGCAACGCTCGTTGGGGGCCACATGGGAAATCAGATAGTTCTGGCTGGTGGATGAATCATATTGGTAGTCGAACATCCACATGTTGCGTATCGAATTGGTCAGCGCAAACGAACCGCCATACATATCGGTTTTTGTGAATGTGATTGTGGTTGCCGTGACCAGCACCACAAACCGGTTAGGGTCAGACCCGGCACCGATGGCCGCGCTGATCGTAATGACCGACCCAACAGCGACAGCGGTGTATTCCGGTGAGGAGGTGTGAGCGTTGATGTTGGCGGCTACCGCTGTCGCCGTGGTCGCCAGATTAGTGGTGAAAGCCACCGCCCCTGACATGATATTCACGCCGTCAACCGTGATCATGTTGACCGACCCCGCCGCGCCGCCGGTCAGTGTCACCGTGCCTGTAGCGGCCACGGCGATGGGTGTCCGGTCGGTCACAATTGAGCTATTGCCGGTTGCATCAATTGTGAAGCGGTCTAGCGTGGTCGCGCCGCCCGAGTGGCAATACACAAAGTTCTGCTGCGTGAAAGTTGAGAAGCCCCGGCTGATCTCTTGAAGGTATTTCTGGGTGGATCGGTATCCGCCCATTTTGCGAGGCAATGCGCGCTGCCAGCGCACCCACTGACCGTCAACGTAGAAGTCGCCCTCGAATTTCGTCCCGTCCCGCTTAATACCCGCATTGGATTTCAGAACGACCGTGTTCACAGGCATCAGAAGGCCCCGCCGTCGATGTTACCGGCCTGAGCCACGCCGAGTGCCGCCCAGGCGGCGGGCTGATCCACCGCCGTGAACAAGGCAATGCCGGTGGCCGTACCGCCCAGGTTGATCCGGGCACCGCTGGCAGTGGTGGCATTCGTGCCACCCTCTGCGATGGTCAGAGGAACTGAGATGCCCTGCGTCGATGCGTTGAGAACATTGGTCCCATCGCAATACAGGATGGCGCGAGAACTCTGGGAGATAACAAACCCGGCACCGCCTCCCGAAGGCGAAATGGTGAGCGTGTACGCCCCGGTGGTTTGGTTATCGACCCAATACTGCTGCACGGTGGCGGGCACCACGACAGTGCGATTTCCGGTAAGAGTTCCGGTAAAACGATATGCAACCCGGTTTAGTTCCGAACCCGTGAGGGTGTAGGTGCCTGTACCCCCAATGGCGATCACCGTGTAGTCGAACGCGAATGTGGCCGACTGGCCGAAGCCAATGGTGAAAAAGTTCGTACCGTCAGACGCGATGATCGCGGATTCGCCGGGCTGAAACGAAAGGAACAGGGCACCGTTGATCGTGATGACGCCGGGCGGGTCTGCGACAATCGCACCCGTGCCGCTGTTCCGCAGATAGACGAACCAATTATTCCCAACCACCGTGGGGTCGGGCAGTGTGAAAGTGCCGCCCGCAGATGTCCAGTTGAACATCTTGGCGCGGTCGGTAACGCCCGCCGTGTAATTGGTGTTGAAGGTGGTGATGGGCACCGACTGGCTGAGCAGCGTGCCGACAGCCACGATGCCGGTCCCGGCCAGGGCGCTGGCATTGGCGATGGAAGTCGCCGCGCCATACTGGAGAGAGCGCCAGACGCCCGCAGCGGTGGTGTTGTCGGAGAGATAAACCTGCCACAGCGTGCCTGCCGGAACCGTGACGACCTGCGTCCCAACGGAGTTTTTAACGGTGAAGGTTTCGGCACCACGGTTGTTAAACAGGATCGTGTTGCCGACGCCGGTCTTGTTGGCAGGCGGCAGGAAGATGCTGAACCCCGCCGCCGATGGCGTGACGTCGATGATTTTTGTAGCGAGGTTCTCGTTCGCAGAAGTCTCTTCCGGCCAGCTAAGAACCACGTCGACGCTGAGCGTGATCGAGCTATAGCTGATTTCACTCGGGTAGATATTCGCGCCGCCGAAGACGTCTTGATAAATGGTCATGCTTCGGTCCTCGCCGCGCTACGGTCCATGATGCGTTTCATATCCTCGCCCGTGAGCGCCTGCGCGGTCCTGTCGTACATCGCTTGCCAGACCTGTATCCTCTCATCGCTCTTGAGGAATGGAGTAGCCTCCAACAGCGTGGCGTAGAGAAGAATGTCAGGCGCATACTCCGTCAGCCAGTTGGTTTGCAGGTCATCTCCGAGCAGGGCAGGCTGCTCATAATACATAACCTCGAGGACACCCGCCGTGCTGGGCGTCGGGGTGATCAGCCAGTGCTGAAAATCATAATCGGCGTAAAACTGCGGCGTGCCGGTCGACGCCTCGTTGGGCCAATAGCTGCGCAGATATTCGTAGGATCGGGCAAAAATCGGCGTGCCGTTGACGGTCATGCTGATCGTGTCGCGCCAGCGATCCGGCTTGGCATAGACCGCCACGCCGACCTGCAAGCTGGTCTGCACCGGGCGGATGAAGCCCTGAATTTTGAGTTCACGCGCGATCCGACGCTGTGCCAGCGTGATCAAACGCGGTAGCTGCTCATAGACGATCTGGTCGCTCTCGGCGGTAAAACCGCGCTCGAGATAGCGACGAACGTCCACCAGCAGGCTGTCGTAAGTCATTACATAAGACATGCGCGCTCCAGAGCTATGTCAGAGGCTGATGCAGCCTGTGCCCGCAAAAAGGTTTATAGGCGTCAAACATCTGAGCGGGCAAGATGTTTCACAAACAGACGGCCCGGTTAAATGCTCGGTCAACAGACATGGCATCGAGCATGCGGGTCAATGCCGGTGCCGTGGCCAATTCACCAGCGGCTTGCCGCTGCAATTCTGCCGGAAATTCAGTGACCCTCGGGCAGGGTCTATTAGAAATTGCCTGTCCGCAGGCGGTCAGCAGCAGTAGACTGCTGAGCAGTACGAGCAGCCTCATCGGCGGATTTCCTTATTTCCTGTTCGAGTTCAGCGGCATTGGCGCGAGCATGCTCGCCGCCACTCTTGCGTCCGATTGCCCAAGCCGAAGCAATAGCACCGACGACAACGAGGATTGCCGCCAGCGTGCCTTGCAGCTTACCCCAGATGAATGCCATCAGGCGTCCCTCTTCTTCAACAGGTATATCGCCGCAAGCACGACGGCCCCGGCAACCAAGGCCACGCCCACCGCCCAGTGAATGCCACTGAGGCTTGTCAGGGCCGGTGCCGCAGTCGCAGCCGCCGCAGCGACACCACCCAGCTTGCTGGCATCCATCGCCATTGAGCCCTGGGCCGGTGTGGCGGGCTCGACGCTGCGAGAGGATACGAAAGCACCCTTGGCCCACAGACCGGCTTCAGCGGCCCGCCTGTTGCTCAGACCAGCGTTCACCTTTTTCTTGACTTTGTTCCAGCGAGCCAACTCGCCGGGCACTGCGCCTGCGTCGCCTGCGTTGAGTTTGCGGATAAGGGTGCTATTCCGCATGGCATTGGTGCCGACGTTGTACGTCCAACTGACCAGGGCAGCGAACTGATTGTCGGTGAGTTTGGCGGTGACCGCGCGAGAAACCGCTTCTTCTGCAATTGAAAGATCAATGAGAAGAAGTTTGTCGGCGTCTTCCTGGCTGATCCGCATGCCTTCGGTGACGCCCAGCGTATGGCCATATCCGATGGTCCAGGCACCGGCAGTGCAGCGGTACGCCTCTAAACGGAGACCCTCCCACTGCTTGATGAAAGCAAGCCCTTCAGGGCTGATCCGGCGCGTCATCATGCCAGCACCGGCCAGACGACATTCCACGGGAAGCCGGCTTGATTTGGCACATCCCGTAACGCTTGCCTATAAGTTGCCCAAGCAAGATCATCAACGGGAGCATCAGCCAGCTGAGTCCAATCAGATGCAGCCAATCGAGCATTTCGGTCTTGGCGCACGGCTTCAGCTTGCCGCGCATCCTGCTCAGCCAATTCATCTGCCGTTTTATTGACCACCTGAAATTTAATTACCCATTGCCCGTTTTCCAAAACAGGACCAGAGGCGGTAATTAATTTTTGGGTATGCTCATCATAAGATGGCGTTGCTTCATCAACTACTACCTCCAAAGTTTCGCCGGAATTATTAGCCTCGGTGCCTTGGAAGGCTTGATACAGTTCAAGGCCATTAAAATTTGTGTACGGATTATCAGCCTGCAATTCAGCATACCCGTATGGGTATTGAACAACTTGGCCGTTTTTAATTTTGACATACATGGCTGTGTCCTCACAAAGCGGTGGAAACTACTTCATATTATCAATACGAACATTAGAGCGGTTCATTTCAGAACGCCCCTCTATTGTCGTTTTGCCGTCCTGATCATCAAAAGCAAACAACCCTATTTGGTGAATAGGGAAGATATCTGCCCTTAACACAACGTCCAAAGATTTGGATATTCCATATTGTAAAACGTGCGCCAACATATTTTTTGCCACAGCCGGATCTATGGCATAAGCATGCGCCCGTAAAATAAAATGGTAATTAGGGCCATCAGTCCCATGGGGGGGAGTTGGAAATATATTCCAGCCCTTTTGGGCCTGCTCATTACACCCGAGATATGCAATAGAATTAAAAACAGTATGTGTAAGATAAGGGCGAACCATAATTGCGTCATGCTCAAGAATAACAATCGGTTTATCTTGGATAACGCATTTTGCCCACAAACTAATATGAGAAAGCGCGCAACAAACTTCTGCGCGAACCAAATAATGGTCCGTCAGCTTTATGCAACTCATGATTTGGTCGTTTGAAAGATGGTCTGGCGTTTTTATAAAGTCTCCAGTTCCATCATAAGCATCCCAAAAATCAAAAGGCATTCCCACATTTAAACAAGATTCAGCGCAATTTTTTGCTTTTTCTTCCGAAATAGGATTGCCTTTAATGCGTATAATATACGCTTTATCAACATTCATATCATACGAGTAAAAAAGAGATTTCATGCGGCAACCCTCAAGGACACTTTTTCTTTTAATGCCACTTGAACATTTGCCAAAGTGTCATCCCACTCCCCATATTTAGTTTGCCGAAAAAGTTTTACACTGTCATACCAAGCTGATTTATCGCCGGGAACCGCCCAAGTATAATATGGCAAAACTGGAACAATAACCCATGTCTCTATTCCAAGCGCTCCCGCCAAATGCGCGATGCTTGTGCAAGAGGTTATGACAAGATCAAGGCCAGCAATAATGCTAGCAGCGTCTTCCCAAGTTTTTAGTTGGTCGCGCAAATCAGCAAAAGGCAAACCATCTATAAGATTGTCATCGCGTTGCAAGCTGTAGAGCGTCACATTTTGGATAGAATGTAAATTAATTAACGGTTCAGGAGGAAAAACGCGATGTTGTTGATGTTCAAATTCAGGACTACCTGCCCAACGTATACCAACTTTTAAGGAGGCTTGTTTTGCAAAAAGTTTCCGGGGCTGTGCCGTTAGATAAGGTGCCCCCGACAAAATATTCATTTCATAACCAAGAATGTGGGCAGCAGACATTGCTGGAACCCAATAATCATAATGCACCCGCTCAACAACTTCAGTATCAATACAAATAAAACCATGACGCGAAAAAAGTGGTTTTAATTCAGCAGAGCAAGAAACAACAACACGAGCGCCTTTTTTAATAAAATCTTTTGCAAATCTAAAATTAATAATCTGATCACCGTAACCGCCTTCAGATCGGAATAAAAGCGTTTTACCTTTAAGCGGTTCATCACGCCATATTGGCCCTTTTATACGCGGCAATCCAAAACAATTAATAAAGCGACCTGCGTCCATAAGGCGTAGGCCTTCAGATAAATTACCATGACGCATTTCATGCCAACCAAGGTTAAACAATACTCGCGGATCATCTTGAGGTTGCTCACGCAATATATTTTCAGACACATCTTGGTGCCCGTTAATTGAAGCATGAAGAGCTGCATCAAGAGGATGAATTTTCATTAAGAAAGACCTATACTAAAGAAAGAAGCATCAATTTGCGCCCATGTTGTTTTTGACCCCACTTGTGTAAAAGATGATCTTTGAGTGTTATCAGCTAATCCAAGTTGGCCTTGATTATTATATCCTACGGCCCATAAAGTTCCTGTTGTTTTAATTGCAAAATTAAATTCTTCACCAGCAGCAGCAGATGCCCAGTTAGTATCAGTTCCCACTTTTACTGGCGATGATCTATTGGTTGTATCGCCTTGGCCAAGTTCACCGTATTGGTTTCGGCCCCATGTCCACAAGGTTCCATCAGTTTTTATAGCTATGGATCCAGTAAGGCCACCAGAAACAGATTTCCAGTTCGTTAAAGCACCCACTTGAATGGGAGATGAATAATAAGTTGTATTACCCACTCCAAGTTCGCCATAGTCGTTTGATCCCCAAGCCCATAAAGTACCATTGGTTTTTATAGCAAGAGAAAAATATCTCCCACAAGCTACATATGCCCAATCTGTTCCAGCACCAATTTGAACTGGGGATGAATAACTTGTTGTGTTATTTAACCCAAGACTTCCAAATGCGCCAAATCCCATAGCCCATATTGTGCCATTAGTTTTTAACGCTATAGTATGAAGATCGCCACACGAAACCATGGACCAATTTGTAAGACTTCCAACTTGTGTGGGAGATGACCTCTCAATAATATTGTTTTGGCCTTGCTGACCTTGGCCATTTCCTCCCCATGACCATAAAGTTCCGTCAGTTTTTACAGCCATTACTTGCAATTGCCCAATTGCAAGTTGTTTCCAATTTGTTAAAGCGCCCACTTGAACGGGAGATGATTTATTCCCTGTCGCGTTTTGGCCTAATTGCCCTGAATTATTTAACCCAAACATCCATAAAGAACGGTTATTTTTGATTATGCCCGCAGCATAATAACCGGCGGCAACTTTGGACCATGTTTTTAATGCCCCGATTTGCACGGGAGATGATTTGTTTACTACAGTATTATCACCTAAATTGCCGTTATCGTTTGGACCCCATGTATAAAGTTCATATCCTGCAACACCAGCGCTTAATCCTTGCCCAAACGCTCTAGCAGAAGCCGCGCCTCCGGTGATGATAGTAGGCATCCTATGGCCTCACTTAAATTGGGTTTGCGTGGTGAAAACAGTGAACGCTGCGGAACCCGTTTTTACAATGGTGTATGTATAAATATCAATGCTAGATGCATTGCCCGCAGTCCAAGCGGTGCCACCCTGATACTTAGGCGTTACCGCCGAACCATCAACCTGAACGGCGCTGTTGTAATATGCCGTCGCTCCCTGGGTAACAAGGAACGCTACCGTGATACATTGGCCTGTTGACATTGCCGTGTTCAACGATGTGCCAGACGAAGCTCTAAAATTCACCGTCCAGTTGGCCGAGGCATTACTGGTGTAATACAAAACGCTTTGCGTGGTTACATCATACGCAATCGTGCCGGTGGCAGCGGTTGCGCTTACCGTGGCAACCTCAGCGGCATTCGTGAGCACTGAAGCCAGCGCCGCAGTCGTCCCTGCCAGCGTCAGCGTTGTTCCGTTTGTGGTGATGCCACTGGTTTCGCCGACTACCGCCGCATTGTCATACAGCAAACGCGATGACGTACCGCTGGCGATGGATGTAGTGCCAATTGTAAGACCGGAAGCAGGGGTCGAGAACGTCAACGTGCCCGATCCGTTGGTTGTGACCACCTGACCATTCGTGCCGTCTGCGGTGGGGTATTTCAGCCCCGCCGGGTTGTTCATGAGGCGAACGACTGTGCCTGAGGCGTTCTCAGCGAACAGCGCCATGTCAGCGTTGTTGATGTTGATCGCAAGTTCGCCGGGGGCGAGGTTTGCAGTCAACGGCACCGCTGCGGCGGTCGTCGTGCGGTATAATTGGATTGGGGTGTAGCCGGTTTGTGCCATCAGATCACCTCAGATTTTCAATCTTATACAGCGTTTTCATATACACCGCTGTCATTTCATCAAGGATATTTTCAAGGGCTGGAACGCCCCGGGCAATTTCCTTGCGGTTGGAATTTAGCCATAGCAGGTCTTTGCGAAGAAACTTAGCAATATCCTTGACCTGCTCGGGGGCCTGTTCAAGCTGCCCAAAAGTGCCTTGGTATGCCTCAACATAGCGGTCGAGCACGCCGATGATGTCTTCGTAGAACTCACCGAGAGCTTCGTGCTGGGAAAAACTGTTGGTCGTCCAATGGTTGGCATGTGCGGTATTCCGCGCCTCAAAGGACTTTGTGATCAGGTCTTTGATCATCAGAACGTCCCTCCATCAAGACCGGCGAAAACTGGCACGCCCGCACCCGCAGATACCAGAACTTGTCCGGCAGTGCCATTGGCAATGAATGCCGTAGTTCCCGCCCCGCTTTGATATGGAATCTGACTGGCCGTTCCGCCCGCAAGATTGGTCGCAGTTCCCACCGCCAAAGACGATTGTGCGGACCAAGTGGGAGAACCTGTTCCGCCCGAGAGCAAAACCTGAGCAGAAGTGCCTGCCGCGCTGAAGGCGTATGCTGAGCCGTCACCGTAAGCTACGGCACCAGCAGTTGGCGCGGCAGTGGCGTTCGTGCCGCCGTTTGCAACAGGCAGCGTGCCGCTCACATGCGTGGTGAGACCAATCTTGCCGTACAACGGTGCAACGCCCACGCCACCTGAAATCAGAGCATTACCGGTGGCGACATCTGCCAGCTTTGAAAGCGTGGTCGAAGCGCTGGCATAAACAATGTCGCCAATTGCGTACGAGGCGATGCCCGTGCCGCCGTAATCTGCCCCTATGGTTGTCGCGTTCCAAGTCCCGGCGGTCAGGGTACCGACGCCCGTGATGCCCGTGTAGGAGCCGCTCAGGCGCGCCGAGTTGAGCGTGCCGGATGTAATCTGGGTGGCAGCAATCGCAATTGAGGTGTCAGCCGCTAGGGTCAACTGGCCCTGAGCGTTCACCGTGAACGTGGGAACCGCTGAAGCCGATCCATAGCTGGCCGCCGTCACCGCCGTGTTGGTGATGCTGAAGACGGTTCCGGCAAGGGTCAGGCCGGTGCCTGCCGAATAACTGGCACCAACCGAATCAGCATAGGTCTTGTTGACGATGTCGGTGCCGTTGGTCGGAGCAGTCGTGATGCTGCCGGTCGTCAGCGTCACCGCGTTGATCGTTGTGTTCGTTGCAGAGGTGACCTGACCCTTAGCGTTCACAGCAATGACCGGCACGACCGCTTGCGAACCGTATGTACCAGCGGACGCGCCAGAGTTGGGTAGGTCTGCGGTAACCAGCGCCCGGAAGCCTGCGGGGCCAGCTGCGCCAGCCGCAGGGCCAGCATAGACCACGTTGGCGGCCTGATCGGAAACAATCAGCGCCGAGCCCCAAGTCGGGGCTCCGGTTCCGCCAGAAACGAGCACCTGACCAGCAATGCCGACCGGTCCAACATACAGGCCATCGGCACCGGACCAGATGATAGCACCAGCCGCTGCCACGATGCTTCGGGCGGTGCCGCCGTTGCCCAGACCAAGGATGCCGTCAACCTCGTCATCGACGCCAAGATTGACCGCCGGATGTTTGTGATCCGCCCGAGTGATGTTGTTGGACGAGCCTGCGGAGCCTGCCTGGAACCCGGCCAGCGGCGTGGCACTGCTCAGATTGGCGGTGATCGTCAGGTTGCTTGTAAGGGCACCACCGCCGCTTAGACCGGCCCCTGTGTTAACCTGTCGGCTGTCAGGCACATATCCGCTGATCGCAAGCGGCACCGTCGTAGCCGCCATCACGCGGCCCGTGGCATCCACCGTGAAGACTGGAATGTCGGTGACGGTGCCGTAGGAACCCGGCGTGACGCCAGAACTGGCAAGCTCGGTGGAACCCACGCCGCCCGGGGCGATGCTCAGCGTAACGTTTGAGGTAAGCTGGCCGCCGCCGGTCATACCGGTGCCTGCGATCACCTGACGCGAGGTGGGCACACCGGCAACAGAGAGCAGATCACCGACGCGAATCTGATAGTTGTTGCCCTGGTAGACAATCATCATCAGCGAGTTTTCGTCAGCCACCGGGGCGACAGGTAACTGCGTGATCCGCGTCGGAATGAGATTGCTAGGTACGTCGGTCATTTAGAACTCCAGATACCCGTCGCCATCTTCAGTGATGAAGAACTCGTCGCCCTGCTCCTGAATAACACCAGCCGGGCGCGTATTGATAGGCGTATCAGGTCGATTGAACGGCAGCACAATCTGATCCGGTGCCCGGGGGGCGAGGCGATACGGGTCGTATTGGTCACGATCCAGATCGCACACCATGAGGCCGGGGAAATTCGGATCGGGCGAAAGCTCGGCAAGGAACATCTTACGCGAGCAGCGCCCGCAGATGCCGATGCCGTAGGTGGATTGGCCCGTTGGATCGAGAAACTTGCCACCACTCATGCGGTGTAGGCCCGAATGCCCGGGTTGATCTGGGTGGGCGAGCCGTCGTTATCCCCATCCCAGGCACGCTGCATCGACATGTTGGCGCGTGCTTCGAGCACCGGGATCAGGTTCAGATCGACAGCAGGCGTCTCAGCCGCCATGCGGGCAGCGAGGCCATTCGTGATCGCCTCCAGCCATCGGTCAGGCACCTCGACCTCCTGCTGAAGGTTCTCGGTGTCCATGATCTGGCGATGCCGCCACAGCACAAGCTGGGCCTGTTCAGCCGCAGAGAATGGCGCGGGCCACAGGTACACCACAGGCTCGGGCAGGTCGCGCAGGAAATAGTAGCTGCTCGGTCGGCCTGGGAACACCTTGTTGGACTGGTTCACATAGCTGTCGCGGTTCAACTGCCCGAGCGGGATTTCCTGCGGCAGGTTGCCCAGGGTGATCGCGGTGTAGTTGATCGTGCTGGCCGAGGTGATGCGGAAATATTGATATGGCAGGCCGACGCTGATGTCGGTCCATGTGATGTCACCGGCAACCGCCGCTGTCGTCTGCGTGCCGACCGTCACCCAGGTTGTGCCGTTATTGCTAACCTGAAAGGTGAGGTTAACGCCCGCACCGCTCCACTCGACGCCCACCGTGTTGACCACGGTCGCGCTGGTGAAGTTCACCGTGTAGCTGGTCGAGGTGCTCACCGTGGTACCGCTGAGAAGCTGAAGCGTGCGATAGTTGAGGTTCAGCACCTCAACCGTGCCGACGGGCAGCGTCACCAGGGGTTGGTTTTCGTACATTGGCAGAATGAGCTTCTCGATGCACCAGCTTGGCGTTTTGATGTTCGCCAGTTCGGAGAGCATGAGATAGAGTGAATCGAGAGCATATGACTGCATCTCAGACGTGATAGCCTGGGCAGGCAGACGGCACCGCCGGAAGGCGTGATCAACCACCTTCAGCGCATTAAACGTGGTGCCGCCGATATTACCTGAATAGGCCATGCTTTCTCCGCTCAAAGGCGACGGTCGCTGGTGCAGCAGGCCCCGTGGTATTTAGCAAAAAATACGTCACGGGGCCTCAGAAGACAAGCTACTTCTTCTTCATGCCGCCCTTAGCCATGCCACCATGCTTCATGTCACCCTTGGCCATACCGCCGTGCATCATGTTGCCTTTGGCCATGTCACCTTTCTTCATACCACCCTTGGCCATGCCACAGTCGCTCATGCCGCCCTTGGCCATTCCGCCTTTCGCCATGGTACGCATAGGCATGGCGGGGGTTTGAGCCATTGCGGCTTGGCGGTTTGCCAGAACCTGGGCGGTGGCCGCTTGAGCGGGAGTCATCGCCATGCCGCCCATAGCCATGTTCACCGAACCCTTGGCATGCGGCATGGGTGCGCTCTTGCCGTCAGCCAGGAGGGTCTTAGCGGTGTTCTCCTTCTTGCTATAGAGCATGTCACTCTTCGGGGCGGGCGAAGCGGCGGCCTTGGTTGACTTCATGCCACCCATGGCCGCACCACCCTTAGCCATGGCATGACCGCCATGTGCATAGCCCTTCGCTGCCGTTTTACCGGCAGATGAGGACGGAAACGTGAACTCGGAAACATATTTCAGCGTCTTACCCATTTGGGGCACCCTTCACACGGTTGTTCTCGATCAATCTGTCGAGCTTTGCGTCCAAAACTTCAAGGCGGTTCATCACGCGGTTGATGTCAACGTGAACTTCCGTCTTCGTCACATAATCCTTGGCGATTTCCTCGCGCGTCTTGTTCAGAAGGATGGATATGCGGCTCAGTTCAGCCGCCTTATCCTTCAGAACCCAACTTACGATGCCCACAACCAAAGAAAGCCCAGTGTTCCACAGCGTCAGGTCCATCGCGTCACCTCGTCACGACGTCGCGTAGGTTTTGATGCACTCCAGAACAATAGTGTAGGTGTCGCCCGCAGAGGCGTCAGTCACCGTAAAAAGAACATCCCCGGTTGATCCAGCGCCCGCATTGCTCGGAAGACCACCAAATGAAGAAAAATCCATAAGGTAGTTGCTATTTTGGGGAACAGACCATGCAAACGTGTCAGCGGTGGCGTCAAACAAAATGCGCAAATTTAATCCGTGACAGGCACCCCACACTTTGTTGATCTTCACACCGTTGCAGGCGTAACCAAAAATATTTGACCTTAGGGTGGAGACGTCGATCTTAATGACCCCCGTCTCGCCCGTGCCGTCTGAGATGTTCGTAAACTTGCCGATGAACAGGCGTTCACCGTCAAGCAGCGTCTGGGACGATACCGCGTCAGCCATCGTGTGCCTCCTTTATGCCGGATTAGGCGATGGTTACGCCGCGATCACCCACGATTGCCCAACCGGCAGTGGTGTAGATCAGCGTCACACCGTCGCCCACCGCAGTGAACGTGATGGTGGTGAAGCCAATCTTCGTGGTCGGGGTGAGCACCGCCGAACCGCCGTCAACGACGTGGCTGATGATCTTGATCTGGCCAACCGTGCCATTGGCCAGCGTCAGAGCCTGCGAGGCACCTGTCGTGGTCAGCGAGGTGAGCATGTCGGTGATATTGACCGCGCCCGCGCCAGACAGAGCCTGATTGGTTGCGATGACGTCGCCCGTGATGTTGCCGGTCACGTCGCCCGTAACGTTGCCGGTCACGTTGCCGGTGACGGCACCGATGAAACCGTTGGTGGAGGTGACGGGACCAGAAAATGTAGTCGAGGCCATGATAATATCCTCTCATGCGAGATAAGCGTTACAGTCTGCATGACGTCAGCCGGGACTGTCTGCAACGCCGGTTTACCCGGGAAAAGCGAATGGGGGGCCGAAGCCCCCCACCCAATTAGACGCCAGCGGTTCCGAAGATGCCGCGCGGATCGGTCCAGCCGAACGTGTAACGCTCGGTGGCCTTGTAGCGCATGCTGTCGGTCTCGAAGTCGCCTTCCATGGACTTTTCCAAGCCACGGCGCATCATCAGCTTCAGACCTTCGGGGGCGTCGGTCTGAATCCACCAAGCGGTGGTGGAGGTGATACGCGACAGGTTCGCCTGACCATCGTTCAGCAAGCCCATGGACTTCACGGGGTTGATGTCGTTGTCAGCCGTGCCAGTCCGCAGCACCGACTTGAGCAGCACTTCCGCCTGGAAGACGTTGGACGGACCCGTCACGATCTTCTTCGGCGTCAACCGGATGCGCTTGCCGTTGTTGTCAACAGCGTTGCGAATCTGGATGAGCAACTGTTCCAGCGAGGTCTGCGACAGCGCCGCAGGCGTGGTCAGCACGTTGGAGAACGTGCCGTTGACGATGGGGTGGTTGTTGGCATTCAGAGCCACGCCGTCACCGCCCGGATAGGCAGCGTTGAACGCGCGGTTCAGGATGTTCGCACCCAGCGTCTCCTTCGTCTCGATCAGAGACTGCGCGAGATGCTTCGCGTAGGTCTGGCCGATGCGGATGTGATCGCCGTCCTCGACAAGAACCTTGGTCAGGCTGAATGCCAGACCGTAGACCTTGTAGAGGTAACGCTGGAGGAACAAAACGCCACCGCTCTGGTAGCTAACGGCCATGCCGTCGGGCAGTTCAGGGGCCGCGCCAAAACCATAGAGCACGGGCTCCTCATGGTAATTGCGGGGAATACCCTTCTGCTCGCGGAAGACCATCTTCCACTCATCAGCGCGCTGATCATAAACGCCGTCGAAGACTTCGTTCAGGATGGGCTCAACTACCGACCGGAAGTCGGTACTACGCATTGGTGTAGCCATGTGTCAGACCCCCCTTAGACCGAGTTAACCGGTGCCTTGTAGTGATGTTCGTTGATACGAACAGTCACTTGCACATAGGCATCGGTCAGCGAATCGTTGATGTTGTAGGCGAAACCGGTGATCTGGAACTGGCCAGAAGTCGCCTGGATGGCGGTAAGCTGGCAGTTGCTGAGACCGGTCTGGGTCGAACCACCCGGGGAGGCAACGCTCCAGTCGCATTCTTCACCAACAGCGGTCTGCACAGTCGTGCCCGACGACGGGTTGGTGTACTGGACGTCGAACAGCGTTTCCGGGTCATCGTACACCCAGGCCACGATTTCCGTGCCTGTAGCGCCCGAGGGCCAGAAGGGGCTGATCGTCGGCTTGCCGTTGGCGTCATTGTACTGGCAGCCAGCGAAGATGCCGAGCAGGGAGATGCCGTCAACGGTGCCCGAGCGGGTGCCGTCAGACGTACCAAGCTGGATAACGCCGTTGTCGGTGAGCTTCACCGGGTCACCGGAGAAGATGTTCGCGGCATAGGCGCTTGTGATGGTGTAAGCCTTCGGACGCATCTGACCACTGTTGTGGTAAGACGGGCGAAAGCCAAAAGGTGCGCTAATGGCAGACATTGTGGCTCCTAATGGATTGAGGGGTTACGAGAGGTCAAACATGGCCTCCCGCTGCTGCCCAATCTCCAGATTGCCTTCCCCAATTTGCAGCTTAGATTTTGAAGCCCGGGCCTGCTGCTCGAGGAAATCGGCAGTGTCGGTGAGCTTCTCTTCTTCGCGCAACGGGGCGTCATGGTGCGCCTCCTGCATGTACTTCTCGTAAAGAGAAATCGGTAGCTTGAAGGCAAGCATCTCATTGACGCCAATGAGCCCAGCCCAGTCACCGGTCTTCAACGTCGCATATTCCCAGCCGGGAACATCTTCCGGCTTTACGGGCTCGTAGCCCAGTCGAATGCGCATGTGAATCGAATCACGGGGATTGGTGGTTGTCAGCCAGCAGGTGTGCCAGCCGGGGATTTTTGGCAGGTCTGGAAGAGAGGACTGGAAGAATTGCTGACGAAACATAGCAACCCGCTCATCATCAGAAATTTCGCGATTTTGGGTAACAGCACGATCTTGCATCGCGCGGCTCTCGCGGCCTTCACCAGCAGATTTTTTCAAGCGTTCGTCGGTCATTAAATCGCTCCTTTCAGCGATTGAGGAAGCATTAGGGTTTTTGAAACCAGCGCGCAAGGTTTTTTCACGCCTTGTTGTTTCGGTCATATTCGGCATACCGTTTGACGTACTTGGAGCGCAGTACCGGGTCATCCCAGACACCAGCTTCTACTAGAGCCTGCTTGCGCTCGGGCGATATATACACCTCGCGACGAGTGCTTGTCGGGGCGTGCTCACGACCAGAGCCCACCACCGGACCACCGCGCGGTTCGCGCTTGGTGTTAACTTTCTCGAACCGCTCAGGCAGGCGGCGTGCCGCTCGCTTGTTCAGTTCGTCCCAATATTCCGAGGTGCGCGAGTCAAAACCGTCTTTAGCCAGAGATTGGTCGATGGCAATGACGATAGCCGAGTCTTCGTTGCCACCCGTCGCGTCATACCAGGGGTTCTTTTCGATGAAATCTCGAGCATAGCGCAGCGTGGTTTCGTCAATCTGCTGCTGTTGCTGCGGACGCTGGGGGGCCTGCTGAGCCACCTGATTTTTCTGGGCGTGCAGTTGCTGGATACGCGCCAGCGCCTGATCCCGGTATCGCATCGCCTGTGTGACGTCGTCGCCGTTACCGGCAGCAACCGCCTTGGCAATGACCCGCTCGGCCATGTCGGCTTCGTGGGCGGCTTGATTGAGAGCATTATCATATGCGCTCAAGTCTGAATTGTGGGCGCGATGCTCTTGGACGCTGACGCGGCGCTCGAGGTCGTCGTTGCGCTTGCGGAGGAAGTCTAGCTCGAGCTTGTCGCGCTTGATTGCCTCGTCGCGGCGCTGCTTCCGGTCCTGCTTCTCGGCGCGCCGACGCTCACGAATGGCATCGCGCTCATCATCGTCGCCGGATGAGGCTACGCGGTCATCAGCGTCATCGTCATCCTGATCGTTGTCAGATAGCTGACTGGGGTCTTCGACAATGACGATTTCCTCGTCCTTGTCGTCATCTTCTCTAAGAGTGCCAGACATAATTCATCTCCTTTCAGATGAAAGCCTTGACCGTCAGCGGATCACCCGTGACTTGGCCAATAATATCCAAATCGTTAAAGATCACGAACATGGCGCTGTCGTCGCGATTGATCGCCACTTCCCAGCGGTCGCCGCCGTATTTCGGCACGCGGACGAAATCACCCTGCACGCACCATGCACCTTCAGGCCAGAACTCTTGCGTGGTCCGATTTCGGAACGCCAACGACCCGACGCTGACCACCTTGGCCACCTGGGTGTTCCACTTTTCGGTATCCTGCGTGTCAGAGGACAGGATGATACCGCCCTTTGTGACTTTGCGAGGGGTACGGATTTGAACCAGAACGCGGCTCCCAAAAGGCTGAACGCCCGGATTTACATCCGGGAAAGCCTCTGCCAGGGCGTCCTCAGAAGTCGTTACCACCAGATTTCTCCTCTTCGATGAGTTTTAACAGCACGCTAATCGCTGCCTCGTATCCGGCAACGACACCAACACGATACCCGTATTCAAAGGCATCGCGTTCCTGTGGGCGCTTCAGGGCGTCCACAGAAAACTGAAATTGAGCTTGCTTCAGAAGATTGAGAAGTTTGCCTTCGTTCACGCCTGATTCTTTTCCGTCTTCGGTTCAGGCGGCAGAGACTGGCCGTCGAGCTTCTCACCCGCCGCAAGGCGGTGCTTCTGCTTCACATAGGCACCGGTCATCGGCACCGTGCCGTTATTCTTAGGCTTGTCGTCCATGTAAACTCCTATGGATTTGGGTTGATGCCGGTGCCGGTGCTGACCGCCACCTTCTCGCCAGTCGCCATCTCGGCAGCGGCAAGCAGTTTGGCGGTGTCGTTATCCGCCTGATTCATGCGCTCGCGGGAAGCAAGTTCTGCCGCCTTGCGCTCGTTCTCGGCGGCTTCCTTAAGCTGATCCGCCCGCAGCTTTTCGACGAGTTCGATCTGCTTGCTTTGCAGTTTCGCCTGCTCGAGTTGGGCCTGCATCGCAAGACGCTGCTGGTCGATCTGAGCCTTTTGCTGCTCAAGCTGAGCCTTCTGCTGATCGGACTGTGCCTGCATTGCAAGCCGCTGCTGATCAACCTGGGCGCGCTGCTGATCGGTCTGAGCACGCTGCTGAATGGCCATCTGCTGCACCTGGGCACCAAGCTGGGCGACCTGCATGCTGCTGTCAGGCGGCATTTGCGACTGAGGCCCAAACTGCTGGGCGGCTTGGTCGATGGCGGCGAGTTCCTGCGCCATTCCGCCCAACTGCTGCTCGATGTACTGCTGAACTTGCACGATAAGTTGGGCCTGATCCTTGGCTTCTTCGGGGATCAGTTCCTTTTTCTGAGCAATATCAACAGAATTATGCGCCTCAACAAGGTAGTAATTCAGCAGGTGATCGCGCAAATGCACCGAAATAGGATACAAAAACGTCTTGGTGATCGACGGATTGCTGCCAAACAGCGGTGATTTCAGGAATGCCATGTGGATCATGATGTGAGCGAGGTGATCCTGCTTCGGCAGCACATAAATAGGCCGACCCATGGCGGCAGCGACGTTTTCGCTGACCGGGTCCATGTTATCCTTGCCCGGTTCCGGCTGGAGAACCTCATCTGCCGGGATTTTCAGGGTGCGGAGGAAGATTTCCTCGACCTTGCGAGGGTCATATAGCTGCGGCATCGCCGTTGCACGCGCCATAATTGCCTGAATTTGGGCAAAACGCTGGGTTTCGGAGAAAATTGCCGGGTCACTGACCGGCACGACGTCAAGCGGGCCGTCAAAATCAGACGGGTCGATCTCCAGCCCGTCAGATTGGGCCGCAATGTCCTCTTCGGTCAGGTATGCCGAGTTGATCCGGTGCAGAATCTTGAAACACCGGGCCATCGAGTTGTGCAAGCGGGCGTGAATGCTCGAAAACACCACCATACCCTGCTCGATCAGGGCCATCGTAGTGCCGACAGGCTGATTGGCGTTCTGATCGCTCAGCTTTTCGAAGGAAGTCTGGATGACACCCTTACCGGCATCCACCAAAAACCCCAAAAGCTGAAACAGCGTCGGGCTCGGCGGGTTGAACGGCATCGGCATGGCGATCTTGCGGACGTCGTCGACAAGCGCACCGCCATCCATCTCGACCACTTCGGTCGGCTGGAGGTTGATCGTCTGCCCGCCAGGGCCACCCTTGAGCTTCAGGAGGGTGGGGATGTTCTGGATGTGGGCACTATCCAGCAACGCACGCAAGGCCCCTGTAGCGGCTCCTGAGAGGCCGCCAATCATATGCGTCAGGCCGATGGGGTATGCACCGCGCCAGGGCACGAACGGGAACTCGACGATCCAGTCCAGTTCCTGATGCCGGGCATCATCCGGCTCCCAATTGCGATAGAGCGCCAGGGCCTCGCCGGTCGACTTGTCGACGCTCAGAATGTACGGGCAGAGGTCTTCGTCTTCGATGTCGAGGTAGGTGTAGATTTCAAAGATGGTCCGCAGGCCATCCTCGTTGTAGCTGGTGGACTTGCGACCCTCGATCTTGTCGTTAGCAATCGTCGCCTTGCTGAACTCGGGATCATCGGGATACCCGAGATCGACGTCGACATACATGCCCGCCTTGACGCGCTTCAAGTACTCCATCTTCGTGATGTACTGAACGTGCGTCTTGCGCTCGGCGGTATAAAAGTTCGTCGCGGCAAACGGCAGATATACGTCATCAATCGGCACAAACTCGGCCTGTGGACGACGATGCTGCGGGTTCCACATGAATTTGAGGTATTGACCGCCGCCGAGCGGAAGCTGCGTGCTCAATTGCTCCAGTTCGCTGCGGAACTCGGGCATCTGCTGCGTGGTCTGCCAATTCATGAAGGCGGCTTTACGCTCAGCCTTTTCGAGCTTGGCTTTATCCGCTTCGCCGTAAATTTTGCTCTTTACCGGCCCGTTCGACGGAAAAATTTCTTTCATGAAGCGTGCGGAGAAATCCACGCAGGCTTCCACCAGCATCGGGTGGACAACCTTGTTTGCGCCGCTGAACTGGGCACCGCCGGGGGCATCGTCGCCCAGCCCGGTACGGCGCAGCCCTTCCTCGTACAATTTGTCCCGCTTCTCGCGGGCTTCCTTGTCGCGCTCGATCTTCTCGAGCAAGTCGGTGACGATGTCCTCTAGCGCGGCCTGATCGACTTCGTCGACAATGTTTGCGAAGTGCTCGAGGTGGCGCTTCTCATCCTTGTTGTTCTCAAGCCGGATGATCGCGCCGCCGTCTTCGGTATCTTCGACTTCAAGATTGTCCTCGTCATCGAGTTCAATCATCTCGCCGGGCTTGTCGTCGTCATCGTCTTTGAGAGTATCAGACATATCCAGCCTCGATTTGATTGGCGAGCGCGTTTACCGCGTCAGGATCATAGGGAGTGGCCCCGCCGCTAACAATGCCACCCTCGGCATATTTGTGTTCAAGTTGGGCGAGGCCGCCGTGGGCATAGCGGCGAGTGATGTCGATGATCTCGGGGTCATAGATCACATAGTTCCGAGAACGCGGGGCAATTTCTGCTGTGCGGCTACCGGGCTCCAAATAGGTAAGCCCTTGGATACCGGCTTCACGCAAACGATCCGAAACTTCGGCGGGTGTGGCTGTATCAGCACCAATCACATCACCGGCAAACAAACTGTTTCTGCGAGACCTATTCATTGCGCCATAAATCGGTGTTTCTTCGGGGATGCGTGATCCCAGAGAACGCAAAGCGTCTTGCACGGGACCGGGCTGTTGTGAACGCGGCAGATACCAGTCCATCAACCTGTCGGGTGATGCGTCAATATCGACTTCGTAAATGCGACCACTTGAAGGTTGAGACAGCTTGTCGCGGATGTGCCGAGCGGTGTCTTCAGCCTCACCAAAATACAATCCGTGCGTATATGCTTGAGCACCGGCACCCGTGCCGATTTTATCCATACGCAACCGGCCCAACGGATAATCGCGCAAAACCTCCACACCTTCAGGCACGTCAGGTAGGCGATCTGTTGCACCAACCATGAACTCGGTTTCGCCGCCAGGACGCCGGATAAGGCGCTCGGCTGCAAATTCGTGCGGGCTGCCGTGATAGGCCCGGATCAACCGACGCAGCCCACCAGCTTCCGCCTCGCTCGGCTCCATCGCCATCAGAGCCGTCGAACCGGCCAGCCGGGCCATACGACCCCCCGGCCCCAGGGCCACCATCAGGGCCGCATCTAGAGGGCTCTGCGGCAGGAAGATATCGGAGGCCAACTGGGCCGCATCATAGCCTGCGCTGCGTAGAGCCCGAGCCTGCTCGGCATTGGTTGACTCGGTGGTGCGGCCCGTGTCGCGCTTCATGCGCTCGAGCAGGCGGCGGTCATACTCCTCGTCGCTCATGACGTCACCACCCTCGGAGTATTTCTGCTCGAGGTGTTCCAGGCTGGCCGGTGCGTCGTCTTCGCCAGAGGCGGCTGCTGCCCCCACCATACCAGCAGGGGCCGCCTGACGAACGGTTATGTTGTCATACACGGGGTGTTCCCGGCCTCTGAC